TTATTACTGTAGTATACATTCAGGGATGGGTGGATCTGTTTCTACGAACAGTACATTCGGATCGACAAACTTCGATGGATCTATTCTGAGTGTTGCACAAGCAAGTACAGAATCAGGGTTTGGTATTTCACTTTATACTGGAAATTCTACAGCAGGTGCTACAGTTGGTCATGAATTAGGCTCTGTGCCAAATATGATGTTGGTCAAATGCAGAAGCAATAGTTCAAGTTCAGACCATTGGTACGTTTATCATTCAGGAATTGCTTCAAATGCACAAAATTACGAAACTTATTTTAATCTAAATCTTGGAGTATATCAAAATGCAAATCTGCCTTGGAATAATACTGCACCTACTTCTACAGTATTTTCATTGGGTTCTTTAGCAGATGTAAATGAAACATCCGAGACATATATAGCCTATTTATTTTCTGAAAGAGAGGGGTTCTCTAAGTTTGGATCTTATACTGGAACAACACAAGGAACGTATGTTTTTTTAGGTTTTAGACCCTCATGGATTTTGTTTAAAAGAACTGATAGTGCTGATAATTGGACAATATTTGATGTTGTAAGAGATACATTTAATCCACTAGATAGTTATATATATGCTGATAATTTTAATACCGAAGCTACTTTTAGCTCTGCAAAAGTTGATGCTTTAAGTAATGGCTTCAAGTGGAGGGGTACAGTAAATTTTGGTAATGCAAATGGTGGAACATACATCTACATGGCATTTGCGCAACAACCTGCAAAGTTTGCAAATGCTAGATAAAATAAGGAGAAAAAAATGTGGAAATTAAATGATAAGGTTATTAAAGAAGGGAAGGCATGGACTGATGATGATGGTGTTCAACATCCTGCCAACTGGAATATTTGGAGTGATGAAGAAAAAAAATCAGCAGGTTTAACTTACGAAGAGCCAGTTGATAATTCTTTTGATAATCGTTTTTATTGGGCAAAAAATATTGAAAGAAAATTAGATGATGTTTTAGTTGTTGATGAAAATGATCAAAAAGTTATTGATCCTATGACTGGTGAGCAAATGGTTCAGGAAGGATTAAAGACACAATACATTGCTCAGACAAAGCAAACTGCAAATGATATGTTGTCTAAAACTGATTGGATGATTGTCAGGAATGCTGAAAAATCTACAGCAATACCTGAAGCCACAACCAAATTTAGAGATAGTGTCAGGACTAAATGTGCAGAAATTGAAACTGCTATTAATGCCTGTAGTAGTCTTGCGGACTTTATAAAATTGTTTGATGCACCAGTCGATAAAGATGGAAATCCAACTGGGAATGCTCCTATATATGACTGGCCTACAGAGTAAAAATTGGAAATATCGGTTGAAATATTATGGTCGGCCATAATCACATTAATTATCATGCCAATGGCTTGGGTTTTTACCTATTTGGTAAAGGAGGTTAAAAGACAGCAAATTCTGTTGAACCGCACAAGAGAGGATTATGCAAAAAAAAGTGAAGTTAAGTCAGACATAGAAACTGTAATGGATGCCCTTCACCGACTTGAAGATAAATTAGATAAAGTTCTCTCTAAATAAGGATACATAAATGATAGACCCCATTAGTGCATTTGGAATGCTTACATCTGCTCATGCAGGAATAAAGAAAATTATTTCTATGGGTAGAGATTTAAATAGTGCATCCAACTATATAAAAAAATATGCCACAGCCGAGGCAGAATTATCTTTTGGAAAAGAAAGAAAAAAAAAGAAATGGTTCGGTCTTGGTTCAGCTACTTCTGATGCATTAGACATACATTTTAAAAAAGAAGAGCAACGAAAAATGCACGAAGAGTTGAGGTCAATGTTCTTGCTTTATGGCTCTAGAGGCGAATGGGAGAGGTTACAGGCCACCATTGCACAGGTTAGGGCAGAACGTAAGAAAGAATTAGAAGAGATAGCCAGACAAAGAGATTTGGTGATTAAAGTGTCAGTAGGTGTAGGCCTAGCTATTATAGGCGGTATAGCTATTTATTACTGGGCATTATATTTGAAAGGTAGTTTATGAGTAATTTAATTGCACAACTTAAAAGGCATGAGGGATTAGAACTAATGCCATATAAGTGTACATCTGGCAAAACGACCATTGGGGTAGGCAGAAACTTAGAAGACATAGGAATTACAGAACAAGAGGCCGAATTACTGCTTTTAAACGACATAGGCAGGGTAAAACAGGAACTTGTGAATGATCAATGGTACATGAATTTAGATCCTGTCAGGAAGGCTGTAATCGAGAATATGTCATTCAATCTAGGGTATCCAACCTTAAAAAAGTTTCAAAACATGATTGCTCATATATCTGAGGGCAACTTTGAATTAGCATCAAAAGAGATGTTAAACAGTCGTTGGAGTAAGCAGGTAGGGCAACGTAGCATTGAATTAGCTGAACAAATGCGAACTGGTCAATGGCAAGAAGTGTAAGGGGGAAACATGATTTCATTAATATCAGCATTAGCACCAATCGTTGGTGACATTGTAAAAGAAGCAATACCAGATCCAGATAAAAAAAGGGATGCGGAAAACAAAGTTAGGTTAGCTTTACTAGAAAATTCAAAACAACTTGAGGCATCAGCTAGTCAAATTGTGCTTGCTGAAGCGAAGTCAGAAAGTTGGATTGCTAGATCTTGGAGGCCGATCCTGATGCTAAATATTACCGCCATAGTAAGTGTAAACTACTTAATCTTTCCATTAATAGAGGTATCGACAGGTCATAAAATGATGATACCTTTACCAGACGAATTATGGACACTACTGACTGTTGGAGTTGGTGGGTATGTTCTAGGCAGGTCAGGTGAAAAGGTGGCTCAACACATCAAAAAACCGCCACAATAGTTACCCAAATAGTTATCCAAACAAATTATTACCCCAGAGGCTTCGGTTTCTGGGGATTTTTTTTTGCCTGATTTACATTTTTTTACGTCAAATAACTTGCATTCAAAGCATAAATGAATATATACTATATGTAACATTAATTTATTGAGGAGATTTTATGAAATATTTAGTTTGGAAACAAGGCTCACCATTCAATAACTGGGTGGTGTCTTATGCTGAACAGCCTTATGACCTTTATCATGGATATGCTGATAAGCTACCTAATTGGTTTACAACTAGGAGACAGGCTTTGAATTTTAT